CCCCAACAACAACCCCAACAACCCCCCCACCCCCCCCAATGGACCCCCAGACCCACCGTGGTCTGGGTGGTCACCCGGCACCGATGAGAGTCGCCGCCCGCGCACAAGCTCGTGCAAACATCAACCCCAAGACAAAGATGGGGTTTGGCCAGTCCGCCCATGCGTGGCGTGACCACAATTTGGCCAGCGATGTAGCTCCCGACGTGCTCGGCCCCACTTTCGAAGGTGATCACCCTTACGTCCCGGACAACTCGTTCCACAACTTCCAGGCAGCTGTCAACAAACGAATTAATTTCGTTCAGCACACAACCGCAGATCCCGAGATCTTAGCGGCTGGCCAGGACCTAATGGATACGAAGTTCCCGGACCAGATGAACGAGGTACAGTGGACCCAGGAGTTATTCGACTCATGGAATATTTCTAACCCGCCAGTCAAGCAAAAGGCGATGGTTGAAGCTATAGATGGCTTTATGCGCTACACCGATAAAGAATTCGGGCGCAAAGAAATTTTCACGAAAGTCGAAGCCCTCCTGAAACGTCACAAGAAAGACGATTGGGCTGGCAGGATCGTAAATGCCAGCTCGGATCTCCACAACGCCCTTTCCGGTCCGATACTCACAACATGTCTGAAACGGATGAATGCTTGTCTCTCTGATGACCAGAAGGGAGACATGTCTTGCTATATCCAATATAGTAAAGACTCTCGCTACTGCTCTGAACGCCTAGGCAAAGGCGATCATGAGTTTATAGCTGAGTGCGACTTCTCCGAAAACGACATGCGGCAATGTAAGGACGTCCAACCCCTCGAAGGACGCTTCCTCCGTAGACTTGGAGCCCCCAAATGGCTTTGTGACATCATGGCTGCTGCTAACACGTACACTGTTACCAGCCGTGAACACAACTTCAAAGGCACTGTGCACTATCAGTTGCCTTCCGGCTCCACCTCTACCACTTTCCGCAATTCAGTCTGGAATATGAGCATATTCTGGGCATGGAAATTGCGGTACAAGTGCAAGGGAGTGGCTTTCTTCTTGGGGGACGACATGATCGCTAAGATCGTTAGGTCGAGTTTCAGGAAGAGTAAGCGTGGGCGGAAAGATGCGTCTCGGTCGTACACATTCTATGCCAAGAAAGCTAGAATGAGTGCGAAGACGGCGGTCCATACGCATTTGATGCAGGCGGAGTTTCTGTCGAAGAACTTCGTCTCTTCAATGGAACACGGGTTTCTAATGATCCCTAAATTAGGTAAGGCTATCGGACGGTTCAACGTCCGTGCTAACAACAATTTGGCTATTTCCGATGCCGAGTATATTGCTGGTAAGGCCCTATCCTACTCATGGGAGTTCCGTTTCTGTCAAGAAATGCGAGAAGCCTGTGTCATGAAGGCACAAATGACGTTGAAGGATTTGTCCAGTTTGAAGCTGGAACACTTCTCATACAATTTCCGAAAGGAAGTTGAGCGAGTTGGTTCAATACGTGACGTATTGAAGATGACGAGCGCTTCGCCCGTACTTAGCGAATATGACATGGAAAACTTTTGTCAAGTTCGCTACAAAGTATCGTGGGATGAAGTATTAGAAGTGATTTACCAGATTCTCTCTGGGGAAAACGACGTCCCCG